AGGTATAATGAATGAAAGTTATTATTAACACACTATATATGGTAGTTACGTTGGCTTTTGTGGATAGATCTTGCCTGTGTTTCTACATATGCTTCACCCACCTTGCTTTACTGCTTCTGTGTGCTGGTGAATTGTTTGGCTTAATTAATGGAGGTTAATATGAAATATACATTAGCAAAAATAGCTGAAGCAGCAATGTATGGATGGGATATTAATATAGAAACTGGTGAGTGGTCTAGTAACTGCACCGTATGTAGAAAATATGCAGTAATCAATAGTGCTGGAGGTGCATGTGATGAATGCATAGATAAACATAAAAAGGAATATGGAGGTTAATATGGAATATAGATGGGCGCACATTATTGACGATGAAGGAAATTATAACAGTCAAAAAGAACGCAAAGAATCAACAGCCGATTGGAAAGATCTCTTCAATGATTGGTACACGAAGGAAATCTTTACATACTTTGAAATGCTAATCTATACGCAATACATCCCTGGCGCAATCGAATGGATAGATGCCAAGAACAATCCAGAACTAAAACTAAAACTTGATTTTCACTTACAAGTACATGGATATGTATAGGAGGTTAACATGAGTAAATACATCAGCGCAGAAGATAACCAAATGAAGTACGACCAAGGAGCTATAATAGCTTATGGCTCAGTATATTCTGATGGAAAGCCAGCCATCTTAATCAAAGGTGCTGAAGATGGCGCACCAGTAGCTAAAGCTACAGTTAATATTGAAGATATAGCTACTGATCTAATGAACCGAATAGTAGTTATCAAGGATTACTCAGAAAATGTAGGAGTACTAGATACCCTACAAGACACATGGACTATTCGTGTTCTAAAGCACATTGATGAAGTTGCTATCGCCTACATATTAGATGATAGCATCGTACAAGAAATCAAAGAAGCATCGGAAAAGATCGGCAAACCTATTCAATGGATTGAGTATGAGGAGATGAACTCATGAAAGCATTAGCATTCTTAACAGGGTCAGCATGTCTGATCCTGTTCATCGTAACGATAATAGTAATAGCGTTAATAGATATATCATTAATCAGCATCCTAGAAGTAAAAGGATTTGGATTGATGTTAATAGCATTACCAATCATAGGAATAGGATTGTTACTAGCATCAACCGAGTTCGATACCATAAGAATCGAAAGGAAAAAGTAATCATGATTATATTCGCATTGATAATACCAGTTCTATTCTTTGAATCTAATTCAGAGTTCTTTGATCAGGCTAACAAGGAAATGAACAACGGATATCAGTGGCATTACATAGGTAGTACACCCACTGATCCGAAAGCAAAGTCCATATCATTAGAAGATGCAGTAACTAATGAGAAGCACATATTCTGGAAACTAAAAAAGATAGGAGAAGATAAATGAGTAGCTTTAATGATCATCAACAAGCAATGAGTGATGCAGCAGAATTATTAGTTGAGAAAGAACTTAAACATTACAAGCAATCACTTGAAGTAATTAAAGTGTTAGCTGAACTGAGAGCTAACAAAGATCCTAGTCATCAAGACTATGCGGATCTTGTCCATGCTGCACTAGATCGTGGAGTGGAAATATCCCAAGAAGAATTAGATTGGGAATATGTCAATAAACAATTCAACTTGTATCAAACAGGCAATGATCCGTATGACGAAGAATACGAATCAGAATACGATAAGAAACTTAAAGCTGAAAAGAAAAAGGAGGAAGAGATAAACGCTGCATATAAACAGCATAAGCAACTGAATGCTCAATACGAAATCATTCAGAAGAACAACGAGCGACTAGATAAAGCAGTTAAAGAATTCAAATTTGCTGCTGGTGGTGGTGGGTAGGTGCTTCTGTGTTTTGTTGGTTTTAATTATTCTTTTGGAGGTAAAAAGATGAACGAACTTAAACGATATCTTGATATGAAACCAGTAGATGGGAAAAGAATTATCCCATTAAGTGAAGAATACACAACTTACTGCGTGTGGGTAGAGCCTATGTCTGATGAGAAAAGACAACGACTCACTAAACGTGATGAACCAATTCAAACTGTAGCCTTAGATCATCCTAAAAGAAAATATATGGAGGATGAAGAAGTCCGTGAAGCATTACGTGAATACGATGATTACGGATTTGAAGCATTACCTGATTGGCTACAACATGAGTTAATCGCAAGGGATTTACCTCATGAAGTAAGAATGCCTACTGAGTTTGAACAGTGGGAAACGGTAAGTGATGCAAGAGAACATCGCATAGTAAATAAAGAACTTAACATTCAAGACTACATTGACCATTACACAGGAAAGAAGGACTACAACCATGTTTAATGCAATAGAATTTATCAACGACCTCAAAGTAAGTAACGATGATGAAGATGTTAAACGAGTAACTGATCTAATCGAACTTAAACATCTCATCTATGATGACGCATGGACTGTAAGACAGTCATGTTACAATGAAGCATTCGGTATGCTCAGTCATCTTAAATATATTGGAGGTACATTACTTCCAAAGGCAGAACAAAGACTCAATCAATTAGAAGGCAATGGCATATTAAGTGAGACAGATATAACAGTCTCATTCGGAAAACATGCCAATGAAGATCAACCTCATATCAATGACGAAACACCAGTTGATCAATTAGTCGATAATCAGAAAACATTTATCGACAACTTAATAGCTCGAATGACTACAGTAGCAATATCATTTGTACTTCATGTCCAAGAACATGATGACATATCTAAAGATCTAAATCAGTTATCATTCAGTGCAATACAAACTCGTAGTGCACAGAAACGAGCAGCTACAGGCTAATTCGTATAACTAGCTGATCACTAGTTATATGATAGGGGATAAGGTGCTATAAGTGAGTACTGAATCTAACAGCCTTACTCCCCGATCTACATCAAATGATTAAGATCGGAGTGTGACCCGCACTTGGCAACAGAATAGCTACTACAAGGCATGGGTGGAGGCAAACGTGGAAGCGCAAAGGTCCACAATATGAAAAGAATAAGAAAGACATAACCGTGGATGGGAGATAGCAGTAAAATGTTATCTCCCATTCTATATTTTTTATGGTAGATCCACCCTTCGGG